ATGACCACCAAGCCTTACGATACTGTTCACCACAACCAGCTTGCAGGAACTCATTGGCATCCTTGAACTTGTCGTGTGGAACTTTAAAGACACGACTTGGGAACAAGTGCATCAGAGTTGTAGCAAACTTATCTGCCTTCTCATCAGCATCAAGAGAGACGTAAATCTTCTTGAATGACCCTAGCCAATCCTTACAGTTCTCTAGCAGCTTCTTGCTAGGAGTGGCTGAAGGAAGGCTTACAACAGGGTATTTAGAGCCAAGCATCTGATAGGCAGACATGGCATCAAGTTCGCCCTCAGTGATGGTCACAGCCTCCGCAGAACCAGCAGGAAACAGGTTCATACCAAAGAGTTGGTCAGACTTGAACTTGTTGACGTAGAACTCTTTAGGGAAGACACGAGTCTTAGTGCCACCATCAGGATAGATATAGGTATGCTTGACAGGTTGGTCTGCCCCGTCAAAGTAAGTCAGACAGTTGTAGAATTGCATACTGTGGTTAGTGATACCACGATGCTCTAGGTAAACTCCGTTTGCATCCATCTCTAGCACATCTTTCTCTTCGTTATAGTCATCTGGATTGAAGTCTTTTGGTGGCAACCCCTTTAGGGGATACTTGATCTTAGCCCATGAGTGTAGAGGGTGCTTTGCAGTGTTAGCTGGATACGATGTGCCACATGAACGACAAAACCCAACCTTTATTGTATCCTCGTAGTCAAAGGCATCAGATGAACCACAACCAACAAAAGGACATGGTTGATGGATTATGTTAGCCATTATTTCTTCCTATTTGGGCAGTCCCTGCCTTGGTTGCAATTGTTGTTACAGGGTGGACAGGTCATCCGTTATCCTCCAATATCAATGATGGTTCCTGATGCGTAGCATATGTTATCGTATCGAGAGATGATGGGGACACCACCGTGACTACGACAATCTTCTTTGAATGCAGCATCCAGTTTGTATCCAATAAAGATGAGGATTACAATTAGTATTACCGCTACCAAGATTTCTTTAAGCAACCTCTTTCCCCTCCAGTTCAGCCAGAACTTTGCGGATGTCGGCGGTAGTATCTTCTGCCCATCGGATCCACTCCACATCGTTGGTGTGTTCCATGATGGCGTTGCTAGTATCATCCAGCGCGTCCACCGCCTTGGCGAGTTTAAGCCCTGCATCTAAGGCGCGGAAATTTGCATCACTCCAACCAGCATCAAGCCGTGCGTTCTCACGCTCCAACTGTTCGATGCGGTCACGCATTTGCTGGGCCATATGTTCAACATCCCCCATGACCCAACCCGTTCTTTTGACGTATTCGTCCCACTGTTTGATCAGATCGTCACCCCCGTAGGGGGTCTGATTGGTTTCACCAATACTCATTTCTTTTCTCCGATCAGGGCGAGGATGCGTTCACGATCTACAGGGTGCTTCAAAAACCCCATCCCATACTGGGTCAACGTGTATTCATGTGCTGTATCTAGTGCTTCTACCCAAGCAGCCTCACGAATAGCGGAGGGGTCGACTTGATGGATCACAACAGGCGCAAATTCACGGCGGGTGTTCCATGCGGCAATGGCTTCTTCCTTGGTAGCAAAGTATCCATAGCCCAGCGTGAAGATGGAGCCGTGGCATCCCTTGTATCGGCAGGATACAGCATAGGCATCGCCGCCACAGTAGTCTGTCTTGCAGATGCCGTTAATTTCACCCCCGCAGAATGGGCATGGTTTCAGATCGTCACTCATTCTTTCCCCCTCAAGTCTTTTATTTCCATCTCAAGATTGGCGATTTTGTTCATCAGCGAACCAATCTTGCTGGCTTGCATGGCGTTAAGGTTCAACGTTTCCAAACGCTCATGATTGTGGTGTTCATAACGCGACTTCCACTCATCCCGCTCACGCTCCAACTGTTCGATGCAGTCGGCAGGAGATTGATAATTGCAGTTAGGACAATCAACCTCTGCGTAGATGCACCCACAATTGCAATGTTTCAGATCGTCACTCATTCATCACTCCTTCCATACGTTCATAAGCAATAGGTTGATTGTATTGACCTCATTCCACCGCGCCATGCGCCAGCGGCCCCATTCCCAGTTATAAACATCGGCTGGGTAAGACTTCCGCATCATCAGCACAGGGAAACCCCAGAACATTTTGATAGCGACTTGTTGCGCTTCATGTGATGGATCACTCATTCTGTTTCTCCAAGTTTACGAATAGCTTCAAACGCATCCTGAAGGTCTACACCATATGCTGCACAGATCAAGATAAGTTCTAGACCATACTGGGCCATAGATTGTGTAGTTTTGTGGTCCATCTCAAAGGTGTAAGTAGCACCACCATCTTCATGCTCTACTACTTTTTCTACATTCATGTAATGCGGTCCATCTTCAGTCATTTCTTGCGCTCCTTGTAAAAGATATGGTTGCCATACATTCCAACCACTTGCATATCACACAGCCAGTATGGGTCAGCATCTCGTGTGGCATAGTGCGTAGCACCAGTGCGAAACTCACCACCATAAAGCAAAACCTCATTAGCTACGATCTGAGCCTGTAGCCATGCCACAGTATCTTTAGGTTTGTCAGACTTACCATCTTCTGTCCAACTAAACTGCTTATGATCATAGACCACATCACAGATAGTCTTAGGATAATCTGGATCATAGACACGCTCCATTACTACCTCTGCGATCATGTGTTGTGCATCACTGTCTTCGCCTCTAGCTTCCCAATATACGTTAAGGGCTAGGCAAGTTGCTGCCGCTGTTGTTATGATCATCACTATCTTTCCAGTTAAATGGCACATATTTCTTGCGCTTAACAGATTTATTGTCTGTCTCTACATAGTTAACGCTTGCCCAGAAGTCAAGGGTATCACCAGAAAAACAAACAGTTCCTTTTCTGATACAGATGACCTCGCGCATAGGGTCATATCCTAGTGCCACAAGATGCCTTGCCATGTAGGGTATGCCACTGTTACCTCCACGACCTGTAACGCTGTATCCAGCATATATTGCACTGTTTAGGCCATCTAGTTCGATGTAGATAGGGTCCATAGCCTTACTCCTTGTCAGGTGTGGTATATTTGTCACACCATCAAACTAATTTCCACTGTCCCCTTGAATGGTTCATGGGAACACCCATCTAATTATAAGGTTTGCCCCCCTCCGTATATCCCCACTCAAGATGTTCTGATCCTAGAAGGACTTGATCATCTACCTTATAGATATAGTCTACTATCTCTTCTAGATTGTAGTAGGAAGACCACTCAGGACCATACTTATCAGTCATCATATGGTTGATCATAGTCTTCCTCATACTCTAATGGGTCTTCATTGATGACATCGTAGTCTGTACAATTAGCACAGGCCAGAGAGTTGTATTTGTAGAAGCCGTCTACCATGATCAGGCTTTCTGAGATAGGATCACCACAGTGATCACAGTAATACTTAGTCTGGTGTTTGATCAGCATTGTCGTAACCTATGTATATCGGATAGTACCCACTATGGGTTTTGTGGTTATACTCTATGACCCTCTGTAGTTCGTGCTGGTGAGGTTCTGCGTCTTGTGGTGTACCTACCCTATACTGGATAGCGATTAGCTGCTCTAGCTGCTTCACATAGCCCTCTACGGGCACGAAGAGGGTCATCATCAGTGTACATATCCTTTAGCTTTGTTGATACCCTTAGAGCGGATGATGATGTGCATAGATAACATCTCAATGGCTTCCTGATCTGTAAGACCATACTGATCAATCATACAGTCGAAGAAGGTGATCAGATCGTCTTCATCAGCTTCTTCTGGCAGATCATCATAGATGCTTTCCCAGAAGTCAGCCCATACTTCTTCTACAGGGTCAGTATCATTATTGTCCATCATTCGCCTACTTTCTGCCAGAAGTGTTCATTAGCCACATCATCAAGAATTGCCATTTGATCCATAGTGAAGATGATAGGCTTACCTTCATCATCAAAAGCCTCAAATAAGAACTCAGGGTCTGTGGTCATGTCCCAACCAGAGCCATTGGGATTTTCATAGTCTACATAATATTCCCCTGTGGCAGCTTTAGCCACATAAACTTCTACCTCAGTTTCAACACCATTGATGTCGATATAGACGTTAAAGAAGTTAGGTCCATCAATCTCTGGTAGGTATCGTGCCATGTTAGTTACTCCACATCTGATTCGTTGTATGGATATACTACTTCCATATAGGCATTGTATGCAACATCTTTCTTTGCTTCCCAGACACCAACCATCTGTGGGTAGCACCACAAAACAACAAGAAGGGTCAAGATCACCAGTTTGATTGTATGGTTAAACATCACTTTACTCCTACTGATATGCTTTTTTTAACGGCTTCATACTCTCTCTTGAGTACGCCAATTACGTCAGCAAGAAAATCCAACTTAGCCATTTCGGTCATGTCTTCAAAATCCAAAGAAAGTGTTGCGTCACCTTCCCCTAAATTCCAATTCCAGAACAAACTTCCATAGCGTTTGCCTTTTGTGCGGGGGCCTTTATAGTCTAATCCTGCAAAACGATCAGCCATCACTTCACCTCTACTACTTTTGTTAGCATAGAAGCAAATCCATGCACCCTTCTTCAGATCATACATCAGTTTACCCTTATGTTTAGCTTGGCAAACTCACCAAAAAGTTCTATCGCTTTCATGTTATAGTCCCAAGCAGCTTCCCATTCCTTGTCAAATGTTCCAAGGTGTATAAGTTTACCATTAACTTTTATCTGAGCGTTCCACTTCCTAAGTCTTTTGTTCCAAGTAACTCCCTTGTAAACAGAAGAGGTACCTTTTACAGAAGTTTGATTCCAACTGTTCTGTTTGTTTGTGACCTGTCTTAGGTTCTCAATCCTATTGTCTGTCTTTATTCCATTGATGTGGTCAATTTGTAAAGTCGGCCAGTAACCTTTAGTCAAGAACCAGACAAGGTGATGTATCTTTACAGCAACACTTTTATCCCCCTTAAAAAAGGCTTTCTCAAGATAGCCTTTATGAGTAAGATTCCCTAAGGGCTTGTTCATATCCCTGAAAGGGCTACTTACTTTCCAATAGATTTTACCCTCGTCTTCTTCAAGGTTTTCCTTAAAGAACTCAAGAAACCAGTCTGGCCTTAGTTTAGGTGTGTTGCTCATTTCATGTCCACCACTTTGTTTGCGTAAAAGCATATCCACGCTTTCTTATGTAGGTCATAGACAGGAACAATCCCTTTAGCCCGCATATCCTGACCCTGCTTATAGCCACGTTCAGAACCAATGATATGGCTAGAGGGCTTGAACAAACCATTACAGACACGCTCAGAGCCATCGACCTTGATGAAGGTTACTGTGGCAATCTTAGTGCCTTTGTCTTCTACGAACTTGAAGACAGTCTCAGGGTTGATGAAGTCAATTACGTCAGACATTTGCGTTACTCCGTTTGCGTTTCGTTATGATCTACTTACAGTGTGTCAGATGATTCGTCAACAACTTTGTTGTCAGAGTGGCAAAACCACAATAGAAAAGATCAGTAACGATACTTCCTGTTCCACTTCTCTTTGATGTCCACACAATCATCAATCAAACCATCTGCGCTGTAGCCATAGGTAGCTAAGATGTCAGCCACTTGCTCAGGGTAACGCTTGATAACAGACACGAGTTCACTGAGTTCGATCATAGAAGGTTCGCCCTTGTAGGAAAAGTCTGCTTTGCTTTTGCGGTGGTAATCATCGTCATAGTAGTCCATCGTAGGCCATCCATAACCAGTGCGACTTTTACCAACACTGTACATAGAAGTATCGTACTCAGTCTCACCAGCAACACGCTTGATGACCAGCTTAGACCAATCTGCTTTGATCAAACTGTCGATCAGGATTTCCACAAAGGCTAAGTCTTGCGACTCGTTCTTGGTGTGCTGATTGAAGTAACCAACAGAGATGTTAGTGCATTCTGCGATAACACCGACATACTCGTTGCTGTCAGTATAGACGCCAGAGGCATCCTTCTTGTAGCCAAGGTCAATGATGTCAGCCAAGCTGTCAGCAAACTCATCAGAGCAGCAACGCATACCCATCTGGTGAGTGATCAGGTTATCGTAACCCTTACGATCAAAGCTGATGGCAGCATCGACTTGGCTGATCCACATAGGGTAATCTTTGACTAGGGCAGATGAACCTACACAACCGACTTCTTCGGCAGCGTGAACCACATAAACACCAGCCACACCAGCAGCAATCATGCACAGCATAATGTACACACCAGTAGTGCAATCTGCACCAAGGCAATCATTACCAGCAGTCTTAATGATGTCACCCTCGAAGGTGATCAGTTGCTTGCCGTCAGCATGGTGTACAGTGTCATGGTGGGCCATGAATGCAACACGAGCATCTTTGCCACCAACGATAAGGGTGTAGTTGCCATGAGCATCAGGCTTACCGAATACAGGCTCAAGGAACCTACGGCAGAACTTCTTCTGGTAACGAGAACCCTGTGGACGCTTGTAGGCCAGCATATCAATGAGGGTAGGTGCGGTGTAGCTAATGTTAGAGTATGTCATGTATTTTCCTTGTGATGAGTTCGTCTCATCGTTGAAGATTGTATATAGTCGCAGCCACCAGAAAAGTCAACCAAATTCTACGCCAATTTCCCT